ACTTAAACTCATGTTTCCACTTGGAGCGTATGATGTGCTTGACGCCTTGGTATATGAAGCACTGACACTGAGTGATTTTGTTCCATCAGCATTATGGGCAACTGATATTCCAGTACCACTTCCAATCTGTATCGCGGTATTTCCACTGCTAAAATATGTTTTCACAGTGTGTGTATAGGTTGTTCCATTGAGTGTCACTTTATAGGTTTCATTGACACCAGACTGATAATATTTTGCTGTTGTCGCAACCATATAAAGTTTATAGCTCATTGAAGATGTATTTCCTGATAGACTTGTCGAATCTTCTGTTACGACGAGTCTTAACTTATAAGTATTACTTAATCCTGATTCAAATGTTTGTGACATGCTTATTCACCTCCCCATGTCATTTCAAAACCATAATCTTTCGTGTTCAATATCACATGACCCAATTGAAAGAAATTTGATAATTGAATACTTTCAATTGTTAAAAGATTCTTTTCCAATGTCATTGCTTCCTGAAACTCTTCACCATTCTTAAATAAAATACCAAAATGATCAGGTGCCATTAAGGTTTGTATATTATCCTCTTTTTTTCCAATTTTAATACCATAATCTCCTCTTTGTATATATGTTGTAATACCTTTAAATTCTTCTTGATTATTTTCAACAGTTTTTTTAAGTATTGTAAATTGTTCTTCTATAGATGAAGAGGTTTGAATGGTTTGTGATAATTGTTGATGAATTGTTTCAATATCATCATTATAGTTTGTTTCTATTTGTTCTACTTTGTTTGTGATAGACCCATTGAATGTATCTATATCTTGAATAATATTGGTATAATTTTCAGATAAATGTTCAATCTGTGATTTTATTGTATTCACAATTGCTTCAAAATCATTTTCTCTTGTAATAGAGATTGTATCTGTTGCATTTTCAATATCAGCTTTTAATTGAAAGACAGCAACATTTGTTGAAGCAAAACAAGCACTATCAGATGAAATTTGCAGTTCATGATTATCAGCATTATAAGTTATACCAACAACATTTGTTTCATAGATATGTGAAGAAACTTCATCTCCGACAGAAATCAATTGTGTTGGTTCAATGATTGTATAAGTGTTACCAAGATCACCCGAATAAAGCCATAAATCAAAGTTACACTGCATGAAATGAGGAGAAAGTAAAATACTTGAATAATTATAGTTATCATCTTTTTTAATAAAAGTCGTTCCACTTGCTTCAATTTTACAAAGTTCTCCTTCAATCTTGACATCATTTAAAACATTCACATTGATATTGATAGAAGCTTCGTTGCTGAAAACAACACCATTTCCCTCAACTTCAACATAAACCTTATATTCCACACTTTCATGAAGATGATGAGAAACTGTCAAAATATGACCAACAGCATTTTCTCCCTCAATTAAATCAACATAATCTTCATCATTTTGACCTTTTCTTTTCCATGTATAAACCCCATCAACAATATTTTTTAATCTATCTTTTATTGTTGCAGTGATTTTCAAAGGCTGATTTTCATAATCTGGATAATAAGCATCATGCGATTTATCATATGTTTGTGAATGAACATAATTTGAAGATAATGAAACATCAATGGAATTTGATAATGTTTCAACTTGTGAAATGATTTGAGAAAAAGTTTCAATATATAAACCTTTATCTTGAGAGTAACTCAAGACTGGCTTTTCAATTTCACCATTCACATTTCTTTCACCAATCTTAATATCGCCACTTTCCAAATCCAAATCAAAACCATCACCTTGAATAATACCTGTTGTCAATGCATTCGCATTTAAGTTTCCATTTAAATCAAAGGCATAATTTTGAAAAGTTTTTCCACCGTCTTCACTATATCCAAAACCACCCATACTCATTTTCCATAAATGAGTATCATCTCTTAAAGTTGGTGTATTCATAATCGTCCATCCTGATGGATAACCATCAGTATAATCAATTGTATAATAACCTCCTTTTTGTCCTAATAAAGTCTGAGTTGTTTCTTGAAAAGATTGTAATAAAGTGTGGTAAAGCTTCTTTAATTTGATTTCTGTAGGACTTTTTGATATCGTCACTTCTTTTTCATTTTGTCCCACACATTCCAATGAACAACTCATACCACCATCAAAAGAAAAAACCTGATCCATAATGATGACGTTTTCATTATTGAGTTGAACAAGATCACAAACTTCAAGTGCAGGATCTCCACGCCAGCGAACCTGACAAGGGTGATAAGAAAAACCATTGATTCTTTGATAGAGGATATTTAACCTTTCTTCATTCATATAAGGATTTTCAAAAGTGATACCATAACCACTTCCACAACTGATCACATGATCTTCACTTCCACTTGTTAATGAAGAAATCACTAACACATCATTTGTTATTTTATAGCCACCTTCAAAAATATCCTTCTTTTCAATCACATAACTTCCATCATACCAAAAGAATTCCAATTCATTATCCCTATTCATTCTTACATTCATACCCATTAAAGAAGCCATATAACTCAGCATCTCATGACAAGTCACTGCAACAGGACTTTCAATCATCATTTCATCAAAAGTCATAGCCTTTAAAGTCAATTGACATTGATTCACAATATCCAAAACAACATCACTTAATAAACAAGGATAGTCAACATGAGGAACATAATCCTTATTCAAATCAGAAATATGATCATATCCCTCCAAAATCACTTCACTATCATGATCCCTACTTACCTCACTAATAACAAAAGTTCCCATAGAAACCCATTCTATCGTTTCCAATTCTAAACCTATCAAAACTTCAACTTCACTATTGAAATAAGCAATATTTCCAGCATCAATCATAACGATTTTCACACTATTTGAACAAATGCTCCCCATTGTTAAGGTCTCTTGACCATTACTGGCTTCATGAATGACAATATTCTTCAACAAATGGCCATCAATTTCTTGATGACCATTAAAAATAACCTTCATATATAATTGTCTTTCATCAGCCAAAATACCATTTCTAAAATTTAAAGATGTCTTTCTCATAAACTCACCTACTTTTCAATAAAATCAATTGTCATACCCTGCCATAGCCACTGATTCAGCGTCTTATCAAACATATAAACAGGAACACTGCGATCACTGACATAAACTGTTATTGAATGACGCTTTCCTAACTTTGGATCAGGATACTCAAGTAAAAAGAAAAGGGGACTCAAAGCCTCTAATAATGTTGACATTTGATGATCATTCAAGGGTGGAAATGAAACTGAAATCTTTCGCTTTGTCGTCATACGATCACGTATCATCTCACCAAGCAAGTTTCTGCCACTTCCCTCACTCGAATCCAAATCCGATTCATCCCAAGTCAAAGCAATTGGATTCACAATCGCTTGACCATTAATTTTTAAAATATCCATAATAACCTCCTTAAATCATTAAAGGCGTTGTCCCAGTACGTTTCACAACACCATTATGATACTTAATCACTTGTTTACCAACAATTTCACCATCCATAACAAAAGTCGCATGAATGTTCATATTCCCATTTCCATAACCAGACATAGCACTTCTCATAGCTTGATAAACACCATTACGAATTCCATTCACAATCTGATCATTATTAGCAACAGCAGTCTTTCCATGAATACGTCCCACTAACTCAGGACCCGCCTCTCTCGCAATAAACAACTCCCCAGTAGCAGGAAAACCACCTGAAGCATAACCTTTAGTTTTACCAAGTGAAGGAAGATCTATCTTAATATTACTAAAGGCTGTTTTAATATTTCCAATAAAGCTAGAAATTCCTTTTGAAGCATTCGTAACATTAGCAGTTAATTTAACTTCAGGTTTTGACTCACTTGCTTCTTTTTCTATTTTCTTTAACAAATCCCTTACCTGATTATTGACTTCGCCATTATTTGCTTCCAAACTAGCAGCAAGTTGGTTACATAATTCAATACCACTCTGATTTCCATGACTAGCAAACAGTTTAACATTCTCTATCAATTGCTTTTTATCATTCTCTGACATCTCTTCTAATGAAGAAGCTTTCATCAATCTCAATACATCCAATCCTTTTGCTTGGGCTGATTGTATATCTTGACTATTCATGTACCATGCATCATAACTTGCTTTTAACTGCTGCTTCTCTTCATCATTCATCTTCATTCCTTTTGATTGTAAAGTTTCAATCATTTGATCATATGTCATATCCTGAGTTAAAGCTTTATTGATCATTTCTGCTTGTATCATAGCAGATGTGGCTTGAATCACTTCTGCCTCTTCTGTTGATGCATTCGTCATACGATTCTTACAATCTTCACTAGCACCTGCTAAACTCTCCCATGTACTTGTTCCATTTTCCTCAAGTACAGTATATTCTGCTATCTGTAATTTTGCCGATGCAACTAAGTTGCCATCCAATGCACCAACAGCTTGTTGATACAATTCTGCTCCCTTAGCATTTGCCTCATATGCTCCTCTAGCATTATCTAAAGTTAATGAATATTCATCAAGTTTCATTCTTGATTCATCCATATTATTCGCATAAACAGTTAATAAATCACAATCCTCCTGACTTAAGAAACCTTGCTTATCAAACTTCTCCATTAATGCATTATATGCTGCCTGATTAGCCTGTAATCTTTCTAACTCCTCATTATAATTATTTTGTGCCAATGTTAATTCTGCACGAAGTTGAGACTCGTTTTTTAAGCTTTCTACATACTCATCATAATAAGCCTCTACTTTTGCCTTTCTTTCCAAAGCCGTAATATTTTTCTCAATAGCTGCTTGATTCTCTAACCATACTAACGTTCCTTCTTTTGTTAATTCAACAGTATTTGGCATTGCTGAATTAATTTGATCAATATAATAACAAACTTGTTCCATATTCTCTTCAATAGCATCATTTGATTCTAATTCCTGCAATTTCTCAACATACCCTTTTAATACATTTGATTGTATTTCAGCTCCTTTAGCACTTTCAATAGCTGATGCCGTACTCTCATTAATCGCTTTGGCAGTCTTCACCAATTCTTCTCTTTTTGCCTGTTGTGCTTCAGTAAACAATCTTGTCTGTTTTTCTGCCTCACTCTCTGCATCACCAAAAAGAACACAAGCTCCTACAACTAATCCAATAGCACCTGCTACAAGTATCAAAGGATTCGCAGATAAAAAATCTAAAGCAACTCTAAATGCTTTTGTAGCTGCAGTTGAAATATTTGTGGCAATGGTATGTAGATTAAGATTTGCAATATTTCCAAGTAATACATTATTAGCTAGATTATAGGCTTGTGCAAGAACTGAACCGTCTTTCGCAAGTTTATTCATATTATCATTAAATGATCCTAAATTATTAAATCCCTTGACAACTCCACTTATTGTACTATCTAAATTCTTAAATGATCCTTGTATTGCACTGACAGAACTGAAATCAAAATCGAATTTTAGATTTGAAAATTAAGAAATACGTTCTAATTTCTCACAAACTTTATCTAAACTTTCGATTAATTTATTATAGTCGTTACTATTTAATAAAAAATCATACATAATTAAACACCTCCTATTTAATTTAATTGTTTATAGAACGAAACTTAGTTATAATATGTATATATAATACTATATAAGAAAGGAATGATTAAACTATGAAAAAAGAATATGTTGGTACGTCTGGCTATAAAGCTATTGTTGATGTGGAAGAGGATACTTTTTTTATTAAATCTACTATATGTAAAGAAAACTGTTTTTTGCCCCATATTGAATGGCTGAAGTTGGGTGACGTGAATTTTCAGGGCAGAGGTATACTCCACATTTACACTGATGTAAATGGTCCTATGAATATTGTTTTCAAGCGCAATCAGTATGATTCCATAAAAGAACTTTATGAAACTTTGCTTCCCTATATGCAAAGAATGATCTTTGATCATGACAAGCAAGAGGTGACAATCTACAACAAAGGAAACGATGATCCACTGGAAAAGCCTATCAATAAAGTGAATGTCTCTAATCCTAGAACTCTTATCCGCTATCAGGATATCAACAGCTATGAAGTGATCTGTGACAAACATACTATCAACCATGACACTCTTAACAGCACTGCTTCCGGAAAGTATGTTGCTGGTGGTACCGGCGCTTTAATGGGTGTTCTTTCTTCATTAAATAATGGCGAATATATATCAAATCTTCAAATCAAGCTCAATGTCAATCACTTTGATAAACCTTGTATATATGTGAACTACATTACAAGAAATACACAGATGGATTCTCAAATGGCAAAAGATCTCATCAAGATGTGTGATCAGGATGTTGCCAGATTGGAAATACTGTTAAAGAAAGATGAACCAGTCAAATCTGAAACAAAAGCAGATGAAGCTGATCCAATTGAAACAGTTAAAAAGCTTAAAGAACTTCTTGATATGGGAATACTCACACAGGAAGAATTTGACAAGAAAAAGAAAGAATTGCTTCATTTATAACTAATAAGTGGGAATAGGTGTTCTGTTCTCATTTTTATATTTTTTGTTTGTATAATTTTCATATTTTAGATATCATATATTAATAGAAATGTAGAGATAGCATTAAATTCTTATTCAAATTGTTTTTTCATATTGGAAAAGAAGGAGTAATGCAGATTTTTACAAAATTTTCTATATACAAAACTTTTTTATATTTAGACAATTAGTGCTTCAAAAAATGATCTCTTGAAAAAATAATGAACTTAGTCAACACATTATTGAACAAAATGAACAAATCATTGCTTTACTTATAAAAGTAAATCATATAGTTTCTGTTTTATATAAAAGACAGCAGGAAAAGTGAGAAATAAGTTGTTACTTCTCACTTTTTTTGATTTGATATTGAATATATTGAACTTATTTGTTTAATTGATGAATGATTGCATAGAAATGTTCATTAACATCTTCTAATGTTGGAATTCTTTGTAAATCAACATGTTTGTAAAGTTCAGTACATAGTGAATGAAAGCATCTACGATAAGTTGAAATACTAAAATGACATTCTGTTTCTAAGATTTCATGCATATGATTATTATCTTTAGCATGTAAATATGTATAGAGAATATCTTTATGTCTTTGTGAAAGTAAACATGTTTGAATTTCAAAATCTTTGATAATTTCATCTATGAATTGAATTTTTTTGAGAATAATGTCCCTTTTCTCTGCATAATCATTAAAGCGTGTCACTTGGGATACTGCTGTTCCTTTTAAACTGTCAAATGTTAATGAAGAAGGTGATGGTTCTTCGTTATATTCTTCAGTGAGGAAATCTTTTTCCCTATAGAGATTTCTTATACTTAACAAATAGTGTTTTACGTATATTTCAATATCTTTTTGACTTTTTTGTGTTATAAAGTCGTCCTCCTTTATGATAACCTTGGTTATATGTTGTATTTTATAGAATTCTACTCTTCTATTTTACCAAATACTTCCATTTATTCATATAATGTTATTTTTCAGTATATTCACAAATAGACATCACAATGTGATGCCTATTTATAAGCATTGACCAAAGTATTCATCCAGACTTGTGCTTTAGCTTGTTCTTCTTCAATTGAGTATTGCTGGTCTTTCTCTTTTTGTGTATCTGTCAATGAATAGGGTTGTGGGGGATATGTTGATGCTTGCTGACCAGACTTTCTACAGAAGACGTTATAGAGAGATGTTGATATAGCATCATAAATATACATCCCTTGTAGCCACATGTGTGAGTTATGTCGGGTTTCTTGCATTTCATAAGCCTTTCTGTAAAACCTTGTAAGTTCTACATCTTGATCATAGAATTGCTCATAACTCATCCCTATTGACAAATAAAAGGGAAAGACCTCTTGGAAGATTTGTGTATAAGTCTTGTCGGAAAGAGAATCTTCAGTGTCTAAAAACTCGCCTTCCAGCTTATTGCGTTTTTTGAGTGTTCTTCCTCAAATAATGTATTTAATGTATCTGTTGCCATTTCTGATAACTTGTTATACATTTCGTTTTTGTTTGTGAATAAGTGGAAGATTTCTTCTACTTCACTTTTTTTGATACGTTTATGATGAGTATAGAAAGCATATTCAAAAAGCTTTGGTAAAATAGTTACAGGTTTTTTATTCATATCAGCCAAGATAATGCCATCAGCTTCCATCTTTTCTAATGTTTTTCTTGTATACTCTAATGTATAATCTGTATCCTTATAAGTAAATTGAATTGTTTTAGACATTGATATTTCCTCCTAAGCCTGTGTTGATTTTGTTTGCCATGTTGGTGCGTTTGTTGGTGTAATGTATAAGTTTGTTTCTAATACACTATTGACTGCCATAGCAGGTAATCCCATAGCACTTGGTTGTCCTGTAAAGAAAACTGATTTTTCTAATCCAGGATGTTTAATTTCAAACCAGACAGCCTTTCCATCTTCTTTTGCTGTTTTGTAAGCTTCTACCAATGTATTCCAAGCTGTTTCTAAATCAGTTGTAAAGTTTGCTAAAAAAGCTAAAGAACCACCAAGATCTTTTAAACCTTCTACATATGTTTTAAACTCAGTTTGACTTAAATCTGTTGTTTCCAATGTTTCTGGAGATGGATTCATCTCTGGTACACTTTTAATATTTGGAATTTGAATATAACCTGTTGTAGGTCTTGTTCCAGCAGTTGCTTCTACAGCATAATTAACTGTTACCCCTGCTGTACTCATTGCAATATTTGACATAATCATTTCCTCCTTTATGATGCTGTTTGATAAAGCATCATTCTTTTTAATTTCGTTTCTTTATCTTGTGTATCTAATCCACAATATGTTCTGATATAACCAAGATGATGCATCACATCATTTATAGCATTCATGATGCTTCTGATTTCATTCATATCTTGATCAGATTCAATCTCAATTTCATATTCTTCAATATTCATTGTTTCATCATCATCAAAACCTAAGCTTTCTTTTCTCACATAATTATTTGTTTGAATAAATGAAACAACTGGATAAGTTCCCTGATAAAATCTTAATTTTTGATCAGTGACCTCAATATTTTCAAACAATTCTTTAAGTTTCTCACAAATCAAGATATAATTTTGACTTTCTCGATTCATCATTGATTAGACACCTCCTTATTCAATTGTAAAAATGATCATTGGCCAATCTCATTCATGCCAAGAAGACTTTTCTTTTTGCCTTTTCTTGACACTATCATCATAGCACTCCTATAAACCATATTCTAGATTTACATCTGTCTCATTTTTATCTTATACAAATCTCAGTATAAGAAAAAAGGCATCAAAGATACCTTTTCCCTCTATTATTCAATTGTAGAAATACCTAATTCCTTGATCTTGTCTTTAATTTCTTGAATTGCTCTTTCTTCATCTTCTCCATCAGCAATAACTTCTAGAGTTGCCTTGGTTGGAATCCCCAAAGAAACAACTCCCATCATACTTTTTAAATTCACTTCCTTACTGTCATAACGTAATGTCAAATGACTATAAAAGCGTTTCACAAAATCAACCAATTCTGTTGCAGGAGCAGCATAAAGTCCAACTGGATCTGTAACAATAAATTTTAAAGTTTTTGCCATAATAATTCCTCCTTGCTTATTACAAATATTATATCATATTTTTAAATGAATAAGCAAAAGAACTTCACATTCATAAAAAATATTGTCTTCATAAAATGATATCTTTATGCTCTTGAACCATTAAATCAAACTCATTTTTATAACGACGACTTGACACTAAAACATCACCATTATCCATAATCATCTGTCGACGACATCCTATTTCCTTCTTATAATGTGAAACATGTTTCACATTAACTAACGTTCTTACATTAATCTGATAAAAGCCATAATGCTGTATCTTCTTTTTTAAAGCACCCATTGATGTATAATATAATCTATAAACATCCTTATCAGTATAAACAAATATTTTGTGATCAACCATTTCAAAATAATAAATCTCCAATAGTGTTAATGGATATCTATTCCGATAATCATCATATACCTCTATTTCTCCTAAAGTTTCTTGAAATTGTTTCATTAATAATTTTGCCATCTTTTTATTTTTAGGATGTGTTGTTAATCGCATTTCATAGTGATTCATTTCAGTATTTTCATAATAAGTTATTTTCATATAGTAACTCCTTTCCTTGACATACGAAATAACCTTTTTTGACATGTTTTTCAATGTTTTGAGCTAAAACGACCCTAAATGAGAAGAAAACGCACATTTTCAGATGCATTTTTATTCTACATGAAATCTTAAATTATGCATAAAACAACTCAAATATGACACATTTTTCCCTCTTTTTTACATATTTCTCGTATCTTTAAAAAACAATCAAAAACCTATAATTTGTCATATTCCTAGAAATATGGATAATAAATCTACAAGGACATCATCAATAGCTTTTCAATGTTATCAAAAAAGAAGTTTGGTATATAGATTCATAAAAATATAGTATTTTGCATCATAGCATACTTGAAATCCATAATGAAAAGATATATAAAAAAATCTAGCCATCAAAGTGTCTAGATCTTTCATAAATATAAAATTGTCTGTTTCAAATCCACAATTTTCTATAATATTCATTTTCTGTCATGAGATCTCAAATAAAGCTTTCATATCATCAAGACTCATAGAAGCAATAATACCTTCATTACCTTCTACAAAAGTATCTGCTAAGTTTTTCTTTTGTTTTTGTAATTCCATTATTTTTTCCTCAATACTATTCTTCATAATCAAGGAAAAAACTTGTACTGATTCTTTCTGTCCTATACGATGAGCACGATCAGTTGCTTGATTTTTTGCTGACATATTCCACCAAGGATCAAAGTGAATCACAGCTTGGGCACTCGTTAAATTCAAACCAGAACCTCCAGCCTTCAATGATATCAAGAAAAGTGTTGTTTCATCATTTTGGAAGCAATCGACCATGTGTTTACGTTTTTCTTTTGAAGTGCTTCCATCTAATAAATAATAAGAAATATGTTCTCGATGACATTGTTCTTCAATCAGATGTAAGACACTTGTAAATGAAGAAAATAATAAAATCTTTTTATGATTATCTTTTAAAGAATGAATCAGTTCCATACATCCTTTTAATTTTGAAGATGGTTCATCAGTTTTATCATAAAGCAAACGTGAATCTTGACAAAGTTGTCTTAATCTTGTCAGCATAGCTAAAATATCAATTCGTCCTAATTGATGAAGATCAAGTTTTTCTTGTAATGATTTATTGATTTGAACAAGATGAGCAAGATAAAGCTTTTCTTCTTCTTCACTAAATCTTAAATACAATGTTTGTTCAATTTTATCTGGTAATTCTAATAAAACATCCTTCTTATTTCTTCTTAATACAAATGGAGTAATCATTTGTTTTAACTTCATTTGTATCTCTTCATTTTGATCTTTTACAATTGGTTTTTCAAAGTGTTCTTGAAAATAAGAATAATGATATAAGTAATAAGGCATTAAAAAATCAAAGATAGACCACAATTCAGCTAAAGAATTTTCTATCGGTGTTCCTGTCAACGCAAAACGCTGTTTCGCTTTTAAACGTTTCACACAGATAGCATTTCTTGTTTTAGGATTTTTAATATATTGTGCCTCATCAATCACAACAGTATGAAAAGTATGTTGTTCATACACATCAATATCACGCCTTAAATAATCATAAGATGTAATCACAACATCATAATCTTCCATTACTGCCATTTTCTCATCACGAATTGCTTTTTGTCCATAAATTGCTAATACATGAAGATGAGAAGAAAATTTCTCAATTTCATCTTGCCAATTCAAAAGCAAACTCGCTGGTGTCACGACTAAATGTGTCCCTTGATGACGTAAACTCTCAAAATAGACAATCATTTGCAAAGTTTTTCCAAGTCCCATATCATCAGCTAAAATACCACCAAAACTATAGTGTTCCATCAGACGTAACCACTGATATCCTTCAACCTGATATTCTCTTAATATATTTTCATATCCTTCAGGAATCTGATAATTTTGTGAACTTGTTTCTATTTCATCTAGCCAGTGCATAAATTCTTCTCCACGTGAATAAGAAAGTGAAGATTCATTTTTCATCATGGCATCAAGTTCAAACAAACGATATGTAGGAACTGCTATTGTTCCATTAACAATATCTTGTGGTTTTAATTGTAAAGATGATGTGAGATCATCTAGTTCTTGAAATTCTTTGTTTTCCAAAGAAACAATACGACCATTTTTTAACTTATAAAATTTCCTTTTCTTTTTATAAGCTTTTAAAATATCCATTAATTCATCTCTTTGAACATCTACACTTTCAATATTCATTGAAAGGAGACCATGACTCATATTGACACCCACTTGAATATGCAAAGATTGTGGCGATGAAAATCCTTTTAATGCATCAGTCACATAGATTTGACAATAATTTGCAAGATAAGGTAATCCTTCTTTCATAAACTGATATGAAAATTCATGGTCATATTGTAAATATAGAATATGATCATCAATATCTTCTATGTAAGGTCTTAAATAGTTTTCTATCAAATCAGCCTCTTTTGAAATATGCAAGTGACTTTCATCAAAACCATAAGCAATACCTTCATCATAAATATATTCTAACTGCAAACAAATCTGATCATCTTTTGTCATATCACCATAAAGATTAATCATATTCTCCTGATGATAATCATCAAAAACATGTGTTTTTAAATCAATGTCATCTTTCAAATCAACAAGGATATATTTATAAAAATCCATCAAAGCATCAGCAGGAATATAAAGACCTCCTCTCACTTCTAATAATTTACGTAAGAAAATCATCATTTTTTCAGGTTCCCCAAAATCATAACGATACAAAACATCATTATTCATTGTATACATATGTAAAGATGTTATCATCGCTTGTTCAAATTCTTGGTAGTCTTGAAAATCTAAAATATAATATTGATTTTCTTGATGAAGTTCTAATGGAATACAATATTTTTTATGATCAAAAGCAATATCACAATAAGCTGAAGGCAAAGCATCCATCAAATCATAAAAAGTATCTAGATCTTCTTCACTCACAATTAATCCTCTGATAATCCCTTTTTGCAGTAATTTATTTTTCATAAAACATGTCTTTACAAAGGTTAAAATATCTAAGGAATCAGCATCAAAAGCATCTTCACTATGTACAAATTCAAATGATTTTCCATATTTCAAACTTTCATGATGAACAATGGCATTTAAAAAAGTTTCAATATTTTTAATAGCATAACTTTGGAGTCCATTGACAATTCTCAAAACGATCACAAGTGTATCATTTCTTTTATGAACAAAAACTTTGATTTGATACTGTTGTGAAGACATTGGAATGAGTGATTCCCTTAAAAGCTGATCCTTATATAAATCAATCAAATCAATAGATTCCTGTTGTTTTTTTGATAATATTCTTTCTTGTCTTTGTCGTTCCAGTTCCTTAAGTTTAACAGTTCGATCTTCTTCTTTATTCTTTTCATAAAAATAAGGATAAGATGATATAGTGAGTTTTCTTAAGAAAAACAAAATAGCAGCAATATGGCGACATCGCTGATGCATGGCACATGAACAATTGCCCTGGATAATTTGTCCATCTTGTGTCACCTTTAAAGAAACAATCCAGCGTTCATTTCGATCAGCCAATCGTGCATTGATACGATAACAACCACTTCCCTCGTCCAATGAAACTGTCATTCTCTCCAACAATGCATGAATATCTAAAAATCTGCCATAACGATATTCCTTTTCATCTCTTATCAATTTTCTGATTTCTTGTTCTTGTATATGCACATTCATCTCTCCCCTATTAACCCATATATTATATCATAAAGAGTAAATTTTGTTGAGTGTTCAATTGTTTTTTCTCATGTCACAAAATTAGAAAATTTTCTCCATCATTCCTTATTTCTTTTAGATCATTGTTTTAGATGTAACTTATAATTATCAATTTAATAATTTTCTATTATTTTCTTTAACTTCAATTCATTTTCTATATAATGAAATCTGGGAGTGACGAAGAATGAAAAAAGCATTTAGTAATAAATTATATGTAGAATTACAATCTAAACATATTCAAGAAAGAATACAACAATTTGATAATAAATTATATTTAGAGTTTGGTGGAAAACTTTTTGATGATCATCATGCTTCTCGTGTTTTACCAGGTTTTCAGCCTGACAGTAAATTGAAAATGTTATTAA